TTTCAACGGGCGGCTCATCAAACGTCATGCCTTCAAACTCGAGCATCAAGTCGTCGGTCATGGGTTCGCGTTCTGCCAAGTAACCTGGATCAACGTCATCGTTAACAAACGAAATATCTGGATCAGGTTGCTGTTGGTCGAGCGCAATATTGTTGGGATCTGCGACCATGCCCGGAGTGACGCCTTGGACAGCGCTGAATGCTTGTTGCATTCGTACATAGTCACGTATTGCAATGCGTTCATCGTCTGTCAGATCGCGATCTACGCCAGCGTAGACGGCCTCTACCGCAGCAGCCTGGGCTTCACCTGGATCAAGTAGGAATAGCGCGGCAGTCGGTAGGCCAATCGCCTTGATTGCATCGCCGTTGTCCATGCCAGGATTGTTACGCAACCACGTTTTTACTCTGTCTACCCATTGCGCATCGGCAATTTGGTACAAATCTTTGCGCTTTGAAATCGCATCAATCTTTTCTGAGTTGGTTAACAAGCGAGGCTTTGTAGTTTTCTTTTTAGGCTTTGTTAATTCCGTTGCCAATTTTTGCCAGGCTTCTGGAAATAAGATATTCGCAGGTACTGACCG